ACATTTATAAATTCTGCAGGAAGAGTATAGGTATCAATATTTTTAATAATTGTAAGTAAAGTATAAGACTCTATATTAGCATTTTGTGCTGCCTGACGATATAATTTAATAGTGTAGTTATATGCAGCCTCATAGTGTTGCGGATCTAATTCTAGATCAATTATATCACCACCTAAACGCAAGCGTAGATTATTGAATAAACCTTGTTTTGCTTCTTCTAAAGTAGCATTTGTAGGTGTTGCTAGTGGATCGTTAGCCATAAAACTTCCCGATAATAAACTATTTATCGGAAGTTTATGTATAAGTTAAACTATATCTGATGCTTGATATTGTATAAAATTGTGTGATATCAGATATGGTAAAATATACTCAAATGCAAGACTTGTATGTGCTGTGGTATCATAATGTCCAGCAGCGGGTCCTGTCTTTACTCTTTCAATCTTTTTCTCATGGAAAAAACCTTCAGCAGTTCCTGGTATAAAATTCAAGTTATTATACACAGTAGCATAATTGTTTTCTTTCATAATTTTTTCTATATCATCACACCAACTAAAGAAAACAATTGGAATACCATACATTCTAGCCAAATTTTCCATGGCGCAAATGGTATGTACAATTTTATGATATAAATTATATTCGCTTGTAATTATGTGATTAATAATCAAATCGTCAACATCACTATGATATGATTTATTAAGATGTCTTTTAAGGTTTTCTAAATTACTAGTATGATTGAAAGTATAATAAGTTACGTTATTAACATTATGAGTGCCTGTAAGGTCTTTGTCTGATGATATAGGTTCATAAAAATTAAAACTTTCAGAATTTAGTCCCAAAGTTAATCTGCCGGCGCTTGTTAACTGAACTATTACTAAATCTAATTTATTGTTTACTAGTAGTTGATTTAATTTTGTTACATTCATTTCGTTCCCAGCACCTGCACTATATGCCATTTTTAGTTCACAATTCAATTTTTGTGAAAGCATAATAGGCCAGGGTGTACCAGCATAATAACTACTATGGGAACAGCCTAAACTTGCAAATGTAAATTTTGTTTGCACTTTTTATATATCTTCAATCTTCCTATGTTCACTTTGATATACATCAAACTTGCCGCCAGGGTATCGTGCTTCAAGTTTACGTACATTCTCCGCAATTACATCATTTGGATCTAACTCAAGTGCGCGACAAGTACTAATCCAGTACCACATAATATCTCCCAATTCGCGTTTCATATGAAAGACGTTTTCTTGGCTTAGTGGTTTACCTTGAAATAGTATCTTTTTTACGATCTCGATTAACTCGCCGGCTTCACTATTCAATCCTATAGCGCCTGTAAGTAATAAAGGTACATTAGCCATTGGCCCATGCATATACTCGCCATCTGGACCATATGATTCATAATTCGCATCTAACTGGTCCAAACGATTCATAAACTCTGTAAGATCATTACTTTCTTTGCTAGTAACAGCCTTTACAAACTCTTGATATTTTTTTAAATCAATTTGGTTACTCATACTAAATCCTTAAACATCGTTTTACGTCCACTCTCGCCTAATGTATAGTCAAAAATTTCTCTTGTGCGTTGCAGCATAGCACACGCTAGCATCAAGTGATCGTTACGATCATTGGTAGATAGTATAGCTGTATCTATAATTTGCATTAGTGTTCCCATTCTTGATTTGATAGGATCAAATTCATATTTATTATCCATTAGAATGCCCTCAATATAATCATGTTAGCATTAAAGCGACCATTAGGCTTTGCTGCTACTGCCTTAATGCTATCAAAGAATTTACGCGCAGCAGGCTTGCTACCCATAATAACTTTAATTTGCTCTTCAGGCTTGCGTAGAGTTTTGATCTGCGATTCCTTAGTACAGAAACCAATCAGAGTATTACTCTTGACACTAAGACTTTTGGTATACTCATCAGCAACATAATGATGCAGTTTACGCTTCTTAGTATCGTATACCCATGCCTCACTACAGCCATGCAGTTTAGTTGGGCTAATACTTGTAAGTTCTAATTTTTCAAGTTTGAGAGATTTGAGATACTTCAAACGTCTGACAATTTTCTCAACAGGCACTGTCTTTTTAGCACGGGGCTTCTTGCCTGCTTTCTTCATACCAACATATGCGTTAAGATCGGCAATTACAGTCTCAATACTGCCTATGATGTTACGTAACTGAATCTTACCGAAACGCTCATACGCCTCGTTTAACTGTTCATCTTTACCCGATGCAACTTCGTTGTACTCATCAAGTTTAGTTTGCCAGGCTTCAATAAGAATAGGAACGTGCTGCGGTAATATGTTGCTTTGTGACAACACTTCAATTGCCTTGATACCATCTTTACCAGCACCATTTTTTATATACTCGTCCCACAAGCCTTCAAGTTCGCCGCCAAGATTCAGAGTACGCTCACGCATGATCTCCTGCACATTGGGGCGATTACCCACAACAGGAACGTCTGTAGTGTCATCGGGCTGAGTGAGTGACACAAGACGATCAATCTCAGATTGCAACTTAGACAGAGTATCATTATCTACTACGCTGCCCCTGACAATGCATCGTGCAAGCCAACCATAAGTGGGCTTGACATGACGATCATTGACGCGGCGTAGCGTTTTCGCAACTTGTTGCTTGCCCACAACATCTAGATATTGGGCAAGAAATTCCTTAGCGTCCTTATTATCATAAAAGTGATTATACCAATTAAATGCTTTGGCGAGTTCCCACGTAGTGCTAACCGCTGCATAGTCGAATGTGGGTTCGGGCCCAATGTACTTTGCGTCAGTGTCGCGTGGGTGCAACTCTTTAATTTCTGATTTTGACTTAACCATGAAAAACTCCGTAATTATACTTCAACCCTACTATTATAAAGCCTTATTTAAATAGAGTCAAGTCTATGTAAGCCATTGATTTTAAACTAAATACTATATGCCTAAACTGTCCTTATATAGCCCTACCAAACAAAACGACTACAAATTTATGGATACAACAATATCCGAAATGTTGACAGTTGGTGGCACTGACTTATATATTCATAAGTATCTAGGCCCAGATGCACAGACACCTAGTGTTGATTATACTCAACCCCAATACCTGACAACTGATCCAAATCAGATACAAGATTTATTGTTTTTAGAAAATCGTGATCGTAAATATGATCCAAACATTTATAGATTACGTGGTCATTATAGTGTTCAAAACTTAGACTTCGATCTAAGCCAGTTTGGCTTATTCTTGAATAATGACATTATATTCATCACCGTTCACTATAACGATATGATCGATATCGTTGGTAGAAAGTTAATGGTGGGCGATGTTCTTGAGTTGCCACATTTATTAGACTATAATCCTTTGAAAGAAACTATACCAGTAGCACTTAAACGTTTTTATCAAATTACAGATTCTAATTTTGCTAGTGAAGGGTTTAGTCAAACATGGTATCCACATCTATGGCGTATTAAATGTGAACCATTAGTAGACAGTGAAGAATTTAGTAACATACTTAAAGAACCAATTAATCAAGATAATTATTTAGGAGATTGGGATAAAACTAAAACATATGCTGCTGGTTATGTTGTAAGTTTTGGCGATAAAAATTATATTAGTATTACTGATGTACCGGCAAATACAAGCCCTCCTGATTCTACTTACTGGAGATTAGATACAGGACAAAACCTAAAAGATATACTTGCTACATACAATAGAAATATTGAAATTAACAATGCTCAACTTGAGGAAGCGAAACGTATTGTTCCTAAAGCAGGTTATGATCGTAGCAAACTTTATATAGTACCTACATATGGCGTCTTTGAAGAAAATGGTGTTAAGTCAAATAAGTTCGATCAGCCTGCACCCCCAGAGGGCATAGAACAAGCAAATGACGGTCCACCTAATGTTAATAGTACCGGCACAATATTATTTGTATCGAATCCATCATACAGTATGAAAAGTGCTGCTTTGCGTATCCCTAAAGCCACAGTAGAAAATTTATGGAACATGACAGTTGATGGTGTTGATAAATTAGTAGGCAAAAATCCAGTAAGTTTACAAGTACGTGAATATAAACCTGCCCCACTACAGGACGTAGGCACAAGCCGTGTAGTAGAAAATGACAGAGTATTGACTATATTACCATTAGGGCCAGTAACTGGCCCTTATGGTACTGCTGACAACACTTATGCTACGGCTGACCAAAATCCTGTAGCGTCTGGTTTTACAGGTACGGAACCATATGGACCACAAACTATGAACTATCGTGCAGATTGCGATCCAGCGTTTCAGTTTATCATGCGAGCCAGTCCAAGATCGTTTGGGTATACTAGCGGTTATCTTGATGGCACTGGAGAGGCACCAAATGGAATTCCTACAGGGGCAGGTATTAGTTTTCCACAAAGTCCACAAGTTGGAGATTATTTCTTACGTATAGATTATTTGCCACAAATATTATATCGCTGGGACGGACAACTATGGGTACGTATTAGCACTAAAGTAAGAACTGACACAGGATTTACATATGCTGATAAATCACAACTTAGTGGCTTTATTAATGATGACGGGGAAATCTACGTAAATAATCAAGAGAAATTAATAAAGTCAGCACAGCCATTAAGTCAAATATTAAACTTACCACAAACACCTATACCACCAGAAGAATAAAATATGGCACAATTTTTTTACGATAATCAAATACGTAGATTCTTATTACAATTTGCTAAGATTTTTAGTAATTGGTATGTAACTAAAGGTAAGGATCCCAACGGCAATGACATACTTGTTCGTGTTCCTGTAATGTACGGCGATGCTAGTAGACAAGCTAGTACAATTATTGCAAAAAATAGTGCAAGTAATTTACCCAGTGCTCCATTAATAACTTATTATATTACTGGATTAGAATATGATCAAGGACGTATGCAAGATCCTACATTTATAGATAGACTTAATGTACGACAACGTGCATATAATTCTGAAAGTCAGACATACGAAACTACACAAGGGCAAGCATTTACTGTAGAACGTTTGATGCCGGTACCTTATACATTACGTTGTCAAGTTGATATGTGGACTACAAATTATAATCAAAAATTACAATTAATGGAGCAATTAGGTACGCTTTTTAATCCTGCATTAGAAATTCAAAGTACAGACAACTTTATAGATTGGACGTCATTAAGTGTTGTTTTTCAAGATGGTATTACATTTAGTAGTCGCAGTATACCTATTGGTACAGGCAATCCAATTGACGTATTAACTTGGCGTTTTTACATGCCTATATTCATCAGTACAAGTAGTAAACTGAAAAAGATGGGAGTAATTCATAAAGTTATTGCTAGTATATATAAAGGTAAATCATTACTTGATATTAAAGATGAAGATTTATTATTAGGTACACGACAAAAAATTACTCCATATGGTTATAAAGTTTTATTTCAGAATGGAACATTACAACTTTTACCTAACGATGAACCGTTCTATCCAAGTAATGAAACTTTTGAAATGCCAGCACCTCCAAATACTAATTTATATTGGACTGCGTTATTGAACGTATATGGTAAATGGAAACCAGGCATTAGTCAAATATGGTTACAGAACCCTTATATGGAGGATGAAATTGTTGGTACAATTGTTCCAGATCCATTAGATGATAGAATATTAATTTATCAAGTAGACACTGATACATTACCTCAAAACACATTAACTTCAGTCAGTGGTGTTATTAATCCACTAATGGTAGGCCCAAATGCAGGTTTACCAGGGCCTATAAATGGACGCAGATATTTAATTGTTGAAAATATAGGACATGAAGATAATAGTACAGCTGCTTGGGGAGATTTAATTGCAAGCACTAATGATATTATACAATTTAGTTCGACGACCATGAGTTGGAGCGTAGACTTTGATGCCAGTGACGCTGAAGAAGGTGATGTTGAATATGTAACTAATCTTGCTAATAATGTACAATATAGATATGTTCAAGAAGAAGGACAATGGATGAAATCATATGAAGGTTGGTATGAACAGGGTGATTACAGTATAGTGATCTAATGAATAATACAGCAGTTGGAATATTCTTTTATTGTAAAATAACAAAACGTTTCTTATATCTTTTTAGAAACGATGGTAAAGCCTATGTATGGAGTATACCTGGAGGAAAAATAGATCCAGAAGAAACATTACTAAATGGATTAAAACGTGAATGTTTAGAAGAAACTAGTTACTGGCCTACTAACGCTAAATTAATTCCTATTCAAAAGTTTGTGAATGGAAGTTTTACTTATCATACTTTTTTCTGTGCGATAAATGAAGAATTCAAACCTTTACTTAATGATGAACATTGTGGATATGCATGGGTAGGCGATGGACAATATCCACGACCACTACATCCTGGATTATTTTCAACTATTAATATTGATGTAGTGCAAGAAAAACTAAAAACACTTACACAATAAAAACGGGGCTTTATGCCCCGTTTTTACTAGTCATATAGACTATACTCAGCCTACAATCATCTGAATTGCTTCGACACCCGTAGCGCCCAGTATTGCTGCTGCGCCCATTAGCATCCATTTTATCTTTTCAATGCCTGATACCTTGTCTGCTAATTCTTCATGTGCTTTATTTTGGCTGTCTTGAAACTCTTTTAAGAAATCTCTCGTTTCAGCCATGTTACGATCTAAACATTCGTGTAAATCTTTAACATCAATTTTCAATTCATCAACCTTATCATGTAGATTGCGAACTTCTAATTGCAATACTGCCACATCGGTAACAGTTTGTTCAAAACGCTTTCTTACTGTTGTTGGCATTTTTTACTTCCTATCAAGCCTTATTAATACTTACTAATGGATAAGGCATACCATTATCAGCGTTAGCCACAGCAGCAGTATTGAATGTACCGAATGCTGGTGAACTATTGTTAATATTTGCTGCATCATTTGGCAATGCTGTCTCGCCAGAAGTTGCTGTAAATATTTCAAGAGTATGATCACTTAGGCTTTGTACTAGAGTAGTGTCTGCGTTAGCATATGTTGCAATGATTGACATAGTGTTTGGTAACAACGCTGTGTTTGCTAGGTTCGCTGTATAGCACGCACCTACTAATCCAGATGTTGATCCTTTTACCAAATACTTCTGTTTGCCTTTTTGACGCACGATGAATCCCGCTTCATTGTCAGCATATGCAAAACTTCCGCCTGATACAGCGACCGCCGCATTAGCGGTTAATTCAAGCTCGTCAGCAGCAGTAATACTATCTACATAGCCAATCAAATCTCCATCACTATTGGCTAATACTGAACCTGCTGATAGTTGAGTATCAAATACAGTGCTACTGCCTGTTACAGTAGTGCTATTTGTAGCTGCTGTTAAAGTCCCTGTACCTGACTGGCCAACTGCAACGCGACATAGAACTTGATTACCAAATATTGCAGTATTACCCCCAACTACACCAAATGTTGCTGTGTTAGTTGCTGGATACCCTTCGCCGCTGATTGGATTGTTGAAATATGCATCAACAACGCCAACTGTTAGGGCTACAGATTGTGCTGCTGTAGTTGAAAGATCAACTTTCTCAGAAGTTGGATTTGCAGAAAGTGTAGTTGCAGACACAGTAAATGTACTGTTAGCACCTGCGTTAATTACCTCTAGAATAAAATATGTAGTACCTGCTACTAAACCACCTACGCTGCTTGCTGGAATGAATGGCATGCCTGCAATAATGCCTAGAGTAGTAAAGTTTGCTGAAGTAGTTACGATATCTGTTGCCGCTGCTGTTGCTGTTAATGTAACCACAGCCTGGGCTTTTGCGATTTTTAGTGGACGACCCATTGTTTTTCTCCTATAATTTCGGGTTCTAGCCGATACGCGGCGGGAACCGCATAAGTCAATACAACAACGTATTGAACAGTATTATTTATCAAAAAAGTAGATTTTTTTACGCTACTATTATTCGCCGATAGCTGCGCCAAGTTCTGTGACTGAAAATATACCAGTACCGCTTACACTGATATAAGCAATCTTATTTCCTTCACCTACAATAAAACTATTGTTTACAGTATTTGCTGGAATTATTTCACAACCAGTTAAATTTGCTGTTGGATTACTACCTACTGCAACCGCGACTGCACTAGTAGTAGTTGATATACGTACCTTATCAGTGCCTGAGGCTGATGTTTGTTGACTTGTTCCGCTGGGTGTGTAAATTACTGCTGCCATAATATTATTTATCTTATATACGTCCTACCATGACCTCAACTATACCCTCAACATCATTAGATTTACTTGATATTGCCTTACCAATTACAGTGCCGATCTTAGGAGTTAATATTGCTGCTTTTGCTAAACCATTACCAGCACTAATCATCATGTCACCTTTATGTACGAAACCTATAGCGCGTACAGGAACACGTCCTATTAATGCTATTATTACAGGATGCTCTGCTTGGATGTTTCCATTCATTACATATGCTGGTTCGCTACTTACAACACCTGCTAGTTTGTTGCTTTCGATCCCTGCTAATGTAACTTCTTTATCCCCACCAAATTCTAACACGGTTCCTGCAGGATAATTTTTGTCTGCTGCGTAGTATTCTGCTAAGTCAGAGTAAGTTGCTTGTAATCTAGAGCCTGTGGTTAGTGTCCAGTTACCAGTTAAGTATCCTAAAGTTGTGTTTCCCCCGGTTGTTATGTTAGTTACTGTCAATGCACTATTACCAGTAACGGATGTTGAACCACTAACAGTTAAACTTGTTAATGTACCTACCGATGTAATATTTGGTTGTGCCGCAGTTGTCACAGTACCTGCTGAGCCACTTACTGAACCGCTAATTGTAGAACTTACTGTTAAGCCAGTTAGTGTACCTACTGATGTTATATTTGGTTGTGCTGCTGTATATACTGTACCTGCAACTAATGCGTTAGCAACTTGACCTGAAACATTACCGCCTGCTAGACCAGTTAATGCTTGACCATTACCTATGATGTTGCCTACACGCAAATTACCATATGTGCTAAATGTAACTACTTCATTTGCTATGGTAGCAAGACTTGCCATGCCGAATTCAGCGTTACTTGTATCCCAACCCATAAATGCGATACGTGCTTGTGTATCGTAATAGTTTAATGCTGTGCCTACATCTAATCCACTATTGCTAGTTGGAGCAGCGCCGTTAGGTCCAGTCTGTAATTCAATTATAGGATCTACTACAGATAATGTAGATACATTGATGTATACTAAATTACCGCTGACATTTAAATTGCCACTTACTGTCGCGTTGCCCGTGACACTTAAATTACCGCCAGTGCTTAGATTACCTGCTGTAGCAGTACCAGTTATACTAACACTAGTTAAAGTGCCAACACTTGTGATGTTTGGTTGAGCTGCAGTGGTTAACGTACCTGTTAATAAATTAGCAGATAGTGTGTTTGTAACCTTATTAAAGGTTAGATTTGCGCTACCTGCAAATGCTCCGGCATCATTAAACTGTACCTGTGTATTACTACCTGATGCTGATCCTGCGCTGCCTGTTGGCCCCGTAGGACCTATTGGACCTGTAGCACCAGTAGAACCTTCTCCAGTAGCACCTGTAGCCCCTGTGGGACCAGTTATCCCGGTTGAACCAGTATCACCAGTGGGGCCTGTTGGACCTGTAGGTCCTGTAGGTCCAGTTAAACCAGTTGGTCCTGTAGGTCCTGTAGGTCCAGTTAAACCAGTTGGTCCTGTAGGTCCTGTAGGTCCAGTTGGTCCTGTAGGTCCAGTTGGTCCTGTATTTCCAGTAGCGCCTGCTGCACCACCTGCTGATACTGCGGCGTATCCTGTAACAGCACTAGTAAATGTAAGTGTAATTACATTAGCATTTGTAAATGTAACTATTGGATAATCATATCTACCAACGTAACTATTGCCCGTACTATCAATAGGTTCGATGTTTACATATTGGTTATTTAAATTATGTGTTACAGTCCATGTGGTACTTGCTGAACTTTGTGTATGCACATAACTTGCACCGCTTGGACCTGTTGCACCAGTTGGACCTGTTGCACCAGTTGTACCAGTAGCACCTATACCAGTAGCACCAGTTAGACCTGTTGGTCCAGTAGACCCAGTTGATCCAGTAGGTCCAGTAGCACCAGTTGGACCTGTTGGGCCAGTTGGTCCGGTCGCACCGCCTGGGCTACCTGGAGGACCGCTAGCACCTGTCGCTCCATCAATACCTGCAGTACCAGTAGCACCTGTTGCCCCGGTGTCACCAGCAGCACCCTGTATACCTGTTGCCCCTGTGGCTCCTGCTTCTCCTGCAGGACCAGTTGCACCGCCTGGGCTACCTGGAGGACCGCTAGCGCCAGTAGCACCAACTAATCCAGTAGCACCCGTAGAACCATCTGGACCAGTTGCTCCACTTGGTCCTGTAGTACCTGTGGCTCCAGTTGGACCACCACTTGGACCAGTTGGTCCTGTTAGTCCAGTAGGGCCTGTAGGACCAGTTAATCCTGTAGGCCCTGTTGCGCCTGTGCTACCATCAGTACCGGAAATTCCAGTTGGACCAGTAGGACCTGTGTTACCTGTTGCTCCTAATCCGCCGTTTATATTAACTGTCCAACTATTATATGTTCCACTTCCTACAGCGACCGTAACGTTTACAACCATAGCGCCTGTGCTACTATCATATGACGTAACTTTTCCGCTCATAGATTGTGCTACAGAGTTGGCTATAATTACAGTTTGATCTACTGTATACGCATAATTAGCGCCAATGTTTAGTGAAACTGATCCTGTTGTAATCGACAGACTGTTATTTGAAGTTGCAGAATATCTATCTCCGGTTGCGCCTGTTAAGCCTGTAGGTCCAGTTGGTCCAGTTGGTCCGGTAGGACCTGTTAAGCCTGTAGGTCCAGTTGGTCCAGTTGGGCCTGTTATACCAGTTGGGCCAGTTGGCCCCGTAGGACCAGTTGGACCAGTTGGTCCCGTAGGTCCTGTCGCTCCTGCAGCACCGCCGCCTCCCCCTTCACCCCAATATAGTGTTCCATTACCATAAGTTAATAATGCATTACCATTACTACCGCCAGTGATTACTAAATTACTAATAGATCCTAAATTTGTAGTGGCTTCACTAATTACAATAGCATTTGATCTATTAGTGACATTGAATTGTATACTATTACTATTACCATCTAATACAACATCTTCACCACCATTGTTAGTTAATTTTATGTCAACTACCAATATATGTGTTCTTAATTTGCCATCATATGGCTCATAAATTAATTTGTTGTTGGCGTTATCAATATTAAGTGTTTGATTACCTACATCTGAAGCATAAACTAGAAAAACATTTGATCCTGGTGTGTGCGCGTTAGCATTACCAACTACAACATAATTTGCTATATTGGCATTTGCTACCCAACCAGTTACATTAGCACCAGTGATTGATGATAGATTGGCTCCGTTACCACTTACATTTGTAAATACGCCAAACTGTGCGCCAATGTTTCCAGTATTGGCATTACCTGTGACATTAAGCGTACCTGTAAGTACTCCGCTAGCTGCACCAATATTTCCAGTATTGGCATTACCTGTAACATTTAGTGTACCTGTAAGCACTCCGCTAGTTGCACCAATATTACCAACATTAGCATTACCTGTAACATTAAGTGTACCTGTTAAGACTCCATTATTGGCACCAATGTTTCCAGTATTGGCGTTGCCGGTTACATTTAATGTTCCTGTTAATACACCACTGCCTGCACCAATATTACCTACATTAGCATTGCCTGTAACATTAAGTGTGCCTGTAAGTACTCCGCTAGTTGCACCAATATTACCAACATTAGCATTGCCAACAACACCTAAAGTACCCCCTACATTAGCATTGCCTACGATTCCAATGAATCCACCAATATTAGAATTTCCAGTAATATTTGCATTACCGCCTATTATAGCACTGCTGATAATATTAGCGATTCCGCCAATGTTTGCATTGCCGCCAACAATTAAACGGTTATTAGATTCTATATTGTTTCCTGTAATGTTTGCACTAACAGTTAAATTACCATCTACTACAGATAGTTCCCCAGGCAAACTTAGATTGCCGCCAGTGTTTAATAGTGCTATACCGCCAGGTGTTTCTAAACTTACACCGTCTTGATCTACGTAAACATAACTTGTATTATTATAATTTAACTTAGCATACTCTGAATCATACATTTGTATGCCGTCACCAACACCGTTAATATTACCTGTGCTATTTCCAACTGTTAAATTGCCATGTATATGAGTATTGCCTAATATGTCTGTATTACCAACAATATTAGCTAAACCGCCAACACTTAAATTGTTTGTAATACTAGTATTTCCACCAATATTAGCATTACTGCCTACGTCTAAATTAAGACCAATATCGGCATTTGATGTAATAGATAAATTATTTGCTGAGACATTACTTGTTACTACTACATTGTTGCCTGTAAAATTATTTGCTCTAACGTTGGCATTGCCATCGCGCACAACAATAGTGTTATATGTGTTGCTTCCGTTCGCATAACTTGAAATATCAGCAGTAATTGAAGTGTCGTAGTTATCAAGAAAGTCTACATTAAGATTTGTGACTTTATCACGTGAAGTTACTGTTAATGGAGGAGTTCCATTAGCGATATTTGAAACAAGTATATTTGCTGTTACTGTACCTACATTACTTGCGGTTGTGAGTGTAATCTTGCCTATATTTGCATTGCCTTGTTTTGTATTTCCAGATAATATTACTTTATTATTTGTAAAATCATAAACAAAATTACTACTACCAGTTAAGAAATTATTATCATTATATTGAATAGTACTATTACTGCCCCCGGCTGCAACATTGCCTGCTCCAGCTGCTGGGCTTATTACACGACCACCAGGTACATAGACATTAGCATTAGTAAATGTTGCGGTACCTAATGGCTGGACATTACCTGCAGTGCCATTTGCAAACAAATAATTTGCAACTGTAAAAGTTGTAGAACTTACAATTGTTTTAATATAGTAAGTTTGTCCCAATACAAGCGTACTATTTGCTACATCTAAACTTCCACCAATAAAAATAATAGGATTATTTTCAGCAAATTGTACCGTATTTCCTACTGTTACTAAGTTTCCCGTAACTGATGATTGTGTAGCAGATGTATATGGAAAAGCATTAACTACTGTGCCGTCAACACTAAATCCTGGTGTGAAGTTCCCATCACTCCATAATTGAAAAGTATTGCTTGTTAGTACGTTACAGAAAAAAGTTTCGCCATTCAACAAGTTTGCCATTGAATTTGCTGGTCCAGGCACATTAGTAAATGTCACACGCATCTGGTCAATAAATTCGTTATCTACAGTAGTTGTAATAACTACAGGATTAGTGTTGCTAGCATTTTCAATATATGATGTAATTACTGTTTTTGGCGTCCAACTTAAATTACCAGTGCCATCAGTTTGTAAAACATAACCTATGCTACCGCCGCCAATCTGAACGTTACTTACATTACCTAAATTAATTAAACCCCCGCTATCAGCACCTTTATTAATCCAAGCATTAGCGTTAGCATCGTATCCTAGAACCTGGCCGTCCTGTATAGTCAATGGATTTATTTCTAAATTGCCATAACTTCCTTCTATTTGACTAAATGATAAAGTTGAATAGGATGTTAAGACTTCAACGTTTTCGATATTTCCAATGGTTTTACCGATATATAATTTTTTAACATCCGTAGCGAACCCGAACTCTGCTTCAGAAAGTTGCGGAAGATCGACTAAATCGCCTGCTCTAACTTGAATCTTAGATATCTGTATAATAGCCATAGTTGTGTTACTGTACCGGTAGTACAACTATTTATGCTATTGGGACTAATGAACGAAACTTGAATAATACTGTTCTAGTCGTTTAAACCAACATTCTGTCCATTGATCGAACTCAATGCCTTCTATAATAAACTCTTGATATTGATTATCAGCACTACACATAAAGATAACACCCTTACGTATTTTAGTGCCATAGACTTCATTATGCGCATTTGCATAGGCTGCTAACTGTATAAAATAATCTTCAATCCATTCGCGCTTTTTCGGCTTATTAGTTTGTTTGTGATCCATAATAGCATCACTATTTTGATGTACCCCTACAAGATCAGTAGTTCCTGCATAGACTTCAGGATAATATAAACTTACTTCTGTACCCCAATATTCCTGACATTTGCATAGTCCTTTTTCTATTATAGTTTTAGCCATATTATGGCTTTGTATACTATAAGGATTAGTGCCTGGATTGCCCGCTTCTCCAGTCTTTATATGATTCTCTAACCATTTATGCATACGTGTGCCACGACCAGCAGCCTCAGTAGTAATCTGTTTAGCTTTTTCTTCGCCTACACGTTTACGCCATTCTTGTAATGCTTTTTTCTTTTCCTCTGGCTTAGTAGCATCTAGTATTGTGGTGACACTGGGTACTGCAAATCCGTCTGGGGTCACATATTTCCTTGACCCATCTATAGTTTGCTTTTTTAATTCAGCATAAGGATATTTTGTTGGGATATATATCAAACAGTAAAACTCTCGCCGCAGCCGCAGCGTCCACTTTCATTAGGATTAATAAATTCAAATTTTTCATTTAATCCCTGTCTAATATAATCAACTGTCATACCTTCAAGATGCTTATATGCATCTTTTGTGACCCAAACATAAACATCATCATGTATGCTTAAAAAATCTTCTGATTTCCATTCATCAGCAAATTCAATTTTATAGGCATAACCACTGCATCCTGTTTTAGTTATACCCAATCTTATTCCTAATCCTTTGCCGCGATCTTTTAATTGTTCTTTAAATCTAGTTTTAGCATTACTGGTTAATGTTATCATATCTATATTATAATATAAAGCAACCTAAAGTCAAGTAATAGATTATTTGTTTAGTGCTTTTTTAGCCATTTTACTTACTGTGTCTTTACTACTTTCGCTTGACTGAGGTTCAGGAGGTGGTTGCTCTTTATTTCCTCTAAACACTACCTCACCATTTTGAATATTTAATATACTTTTCTTAAATGGGTTTTTATCACTAGAAACCATTTTTAAAACATCTTTTTCAGTAAGTGTATAGTTTGAATCGCTTTGCTGTAAATAATTATTAATCCATTTAGTAAGTTGATATAATGACCAATTAGATTTTAGTTGTTGTTGATTACGCAAATCTTCAAGACGGCCAGCTGCAACTAAAATCGCATTAACCTCATCATTTTGATTTTCAAACTCAAAGAGATACATTTATTATCTCTTTGCGCGGCCAACTGCTCCAACTGGTTCTTCTGGTTCTTCAACTGGGGCTTTATCAGGTGCTGCTGGTTCAGTAGTAGCAACTACATCTGTAACTGCCATTTCTTCGCCGCCGCTTGCAGGCGTAAATTCGCCATCTGTTTGTTGTCCTGTTAAAGCATTTAATGCTTCATTTAATGTTGAGCGTGTTTGGCTTAATGTTTGATTTAGTTGTGTCAAAGCACTGCTTGCTGCTTGGTTGTATGTGTTTGCTTCATTTACTCCAACTTCGCTTTGCATACTGTCAACTAATGCTGGTAATTCTTTAACCAACATATCGTTACATTGTTCTACCATTTTTTGAACTTTATCAACTATTTCTTGAGCCGCAAGTGTCACAGTTGCCTGTTCTACTGCTTGATTTTCTATAATTATTGAAGAATTAGAAAATGTTTTATAATGCTGTGTTAGGGCTTCAGCAATCATTAATGCCTTTAGATAGGATGAATTGTTATGTGAATCATATGAAGCCTTCTTTTTAGTTTCTTCAATAACATTCATAAATTGAACTAGCATTTTTCTAGTTTGTATTTTATTAAACTTGCTTACATCTAAGTCATAGTTAAAGTTATTTTTTAGTGCTGATACGGCAACGTCCGTATTATCAAAATGTTCTAGTTTCATGGTATTACATCCTATAGTGTATTTATCATCCAAATAAAAAATTATTAATGAGTTGTGTATTCTTTAAATGTCTTGTTCTGCCAATATTTACTATATTCAACGTAAAGATTCATGGCTTTTTGTGCAGTTTTACGTCTAATTTTATCTTCAGATAGTTTGGCTAAATGCACATATCTATTCTCAATATTTCTATCAACAAGTCGTTTATGATTAGTAATAGTAGCACTTAAACTATCCAATGTTTCATCTAGTTCTACGATTTTATTTAAATCTTTATGCTTATTATTTTTATGAAATACACACCAAGTCACTGCATATTTAAGTTGTCCAAACTTTATAATGATAGTCGGATCTTTTATCCATTGTACAGTATATAGTCCTTTGGAGTCTTTCGTTATTTGATATTGTCCAAAAAGGTGGTAACTGCCATCATCTTGTTTAAGGACTAGTAAGTCTTTAATCTTTTTTGATAAATCAATATGATTCATATTAATATTTAATAAAATGTATATTTTTTATAGGTTTTTCTATGCTTAAGTAAGGTTTTAATCTTAAATCTTCTGTACCACATATAAGCATAGGCACAGTTTTTACATCCTCCTTAAGATATGCTAATTCATCGTTGCCATCACTAAACACTGCGATACTACGTATCTCAAAATCAAACATCCAACAACTTGTAACATCCATATCAAAATAATTTACTGAAATATCAATATATTTCGGCACAGATATATTTTCAGGCTGACTACGCAAAGATATAGATTGTATTATAGTATCAAAGTTTATTTGTGTGTTACGTTTATGAACCCAGTCTTTATAATCTATACCCTCAGGCGGTTTAGCCCTATTAGGAATTCCAGTCTGCGTAATATCAAACAGTGTATAACAAGCAATTTTATCGCTCATCCTCTATTTACAAACATAAAAAAGCCCGGGAATTTTAGTTCCCGGGCTCTATGTCGCATAACTTTAACTAATTATTAGTTAGTGAAAGTTGCTGAGGCTGCTACTGTTACTGCTGCTGGGGCAACTGCGTCTACTGCTGTTTTTAGAGTAGCTGCTGTATATGCTCCAGTTGGGTACAATGCTAGTGCAATTGTATCGGTAGCTGCGTCAGTATATTCGTAAATCATAACTGTTGCTAACTGTTGAACAGTCTGCATGATTGTATTTACTTCTGTACCAGTCAATGCACCTGCTGCTGTGATTGTGAAGAAATCAAGCTTTGGGCCCTGTGGCTGTACAGTAAGTGCTGAACTGACTGCGTTTACACCTGAATTTGTGTATGAGTTTGCATCTAAGTGAAATACTGGTTTTAAGTCGCCAGAGACTCTAGTGAATTGTGCCATTTTTTAAATCTCCATGTTGTTTGACCTTCAAAGAGGTCTACTATTATTTAGTCCATTTACTAAAATACATGGATTTGGACAGACTTTTTAACTTATTCTTGTGTACCTAAAGCCTGTCTTATTTGTGCTTTTTGTTGCTGTGGTAGATTTTTAACAATATTAATAAGTTTGTCAACTTTCTGTATACGTGGTGTTTGAGAGGTAACTGCTGGACTTGTAGACGCAGAAGGTTGAGTTGAAGTTTTTGCTGCTGTTTTCTTTAAACCAGCTGCTGTTTTTAGTGAGGTTGGACTTACTTCATCCAACTCTTTACTTTCATTAATAATTTCATGCATTCTCATATTATTATTTATCTATTTGTTTGTTTTTTTTAACAGATTTTGCGAATCGACTAGGCTCTCTATTTTTAATAGAACTTAGTAACTTCTTTTCAAATAATTCTGCTGTTTCGGTATTATAGTGGCGCTCCATTAATTTAATTAAATTAATAGCACTAGTAATAATATTAGTGCCGCGACTTTCGACAATATGTGGAATATCACGGTTTAAAGATATGGAGTCTAATTCCTCTAAGAGGCTTTTAGTTCTTTTTTGCATATAGATACCTTTCTAATATTTATCTTGTAAAGGTGTCTATTGTCCTAAATCTCTTAATAATGACTTTAGTTTAGAAGCCCCTATATTTGCTGATACTTTGCTTGATTCTTCTGATATTGTATTAGCAGTAATCTGTGAGGTGTTCTTAATTTGTGCTAATAATTCACTACCTGTAGTCTGCGGTTTTGGGTCATTTAGATGATTGTTATCAGTAATACGTAGTGTTTCAACATCAAACGCAAGTTCAATCTTCTGACCTACACCCGAACTACTACGTGTTTTCATCAACTGTATCTGATAAAGTCCACGCTCACGCATACTGCGACTTGTAAATATACCAAACACATTATCCGCAGTATTGATCTTACTGATACCACCTGCTATATGACTATGATCAAATTCGATTTCTTCAACTGCACTACGATTTAACTGACTAGCCGTTACAAACACTACATTAAGTTCCTTAGCAAGATTGCGTAGTTCTTCGCTAACATACTTGTCTTTAACAAACAAATCATTGGGACTGACTTTAGCACTTACAGGCATGACTAAATCTAGATAGTCTACACACAAGAAGTCTACACGCATATCTGTTTGTATCTGTAATTCTTTTACATATGCTCTTATATCGTTGACATTGCTTTGTGCTGGCATATATTTGATACGCAGTTGTCCAGATTTTTTTGCTACCATCTTAACTTTCATCTCGACATTATCGATATCT